CTGGTATCTGTTCGTCTTTACCTTCATAGTGACCTATAATATTTTCAAAAGGTGAAATGTATCTTTGTGCTCTACAAGTATCATAAACTTGTTTCTGCATTAAAAAATAATTTGCAATAAAAGCTGCTAGGTCTTTTGATATTGCTTGACGGATAACTGTATATTTATTTTTTTTAAAACTCATATTACTTTAAGTACTTGCTTGTTAATATTTTGAAACTCTAAATTAAAAGAGACAATTGTTTTTCTATCTTTTGTTTTCATTTTTTGTGATCTGTGTATTACAAAACTTGGAAAAATAACTATGTCTCCTTCTTTAGCTTTTATTTTAAATTTATTTTTAATATTAGTAGGATCAATTAATTCAGTTAAAGATGCAGATTTTGGTAGTTCTAAATAATATACTCCTGTATAGTTTTGTTCGTGGACGTGCCAGCCGTGTGTTCCATTTTCACCATATTGTTGAAACCATAAAGCTCTAATATAAAAATCTTTTAAATTTAATTTTTTTGTGCACTTTATAAAATGTTTTTTTATAAAAGGTAATAAAACCTGTACCCAGGGTCGGTCTAATTTTTTAGAATTATTCCAATCTAATCTTTCAATTAAATCATCGTAGTAAAAATCTTTATGTTTAAGTGAATCTGCTTGGTAGTTATTTATTAAGTTTAACAAATTTTTTTTAATTTTTTTATGTCCTTTTAATTTATCTAGAAGTATTTTTGTTTTTATTGTTATTTCTTGCATATTAAAACTCATACTAATTCAAACCATCCTGTAATTATCATTTTTTCTTTATCTACAATTTGACCTTTATGTGTATGTGTAAAATCTGGAGGCCAAATTAAAGTTAAACCTTTTTTAGAAGGAGTAGTAATTTTTTGATATTTAAATATTGTTCCTCCATTTACTATATTATTTAAATATGTCATAAAAACTAACAGTCTTTTAGAATATAATGAAAGTGTTCTTTCATGATGCCATTTTTTAAAACCACCTTTTTTAGGATATTTTTGAATGTTAGCGTCAGCAAATTTAAATTTTTCACACTTATCTACTTCAGGATATTTTTTCATATATAAATTTAAAACTTGTTGTAAACATTTTTGATATTTAATTATTTCTTTATCGTGATTATGAATGTTAATTCCTAATTCTATCGAATCTTTAATAGATTTGTTAGAATAGTTATTTTTAACTTTACCAGGTGAGGCATGCATATTAAACTCATTGTAATAAGAAATTAATTCATTACAAACATTTGTAGGAATAAACCAACCACCTATAAAACTTTCTTTAGGGAGTTTATATTCTTTATACATCTTTAGCGTGTTCCTTTAATACAGCTGTTATATTAAAATGAATAAATCTAAAGGGAGCTTTACCATAATCAACAGAAAATTCGTGTTCTAAATATCCTGGAAAAAACATAAGTAATCCTGGTTCAGGTTTAAAATGAATTAATTCTGTTCCAGGCCATACTCCTTTTTGAGGTTTCATATGTAATTTAGTTGCTCTTGCTCCTGTTCGCGGGTCGTGAAAAACAGGAAACGAAGTCTTCTCACTAGCTTTTAAAAAATAAAAACCATTAACGTGAGTGTTCCAATGAATGTGAGCTGAATGATGTCCTCCACCTTTCTTAGCAAATTCTTGTACCCAACATTGTTCAAAGAAAGTTGTATACTTACTCATATCAAATCCTGAGTGATCTAAAAACTCCCAACATTTTTGACCTACATAATTTCTAAAATCCATAAATTGAGTATCCACTAGTAATTGAGTTGAATGCCACGAACGACCAAAGTCTCCGTGAGCCTTAAGATGAGCTTTAGCTTCCTTATTTTTTTTAGCTTCTTTAATATATGGATCAGACGCTTTGTTTAAAGATTTAACAAAGTCTGGTTTCATTTCATTCCATACAGGTGTTACAAAATAATTATTTATATACA